GCCAGGCGATCGAGACGACGCCGCGCAACCACTCGAAGACCCCGCCGAGCCAGGCGGCCGCCTTGGCGACCGCGCCGGTCGAGTGGATCAGCCGGGCGGCCAACACCCCGGCGCCCACGGTCAACAGGCCCATCGGGGTGAGCACCGCGGCCACCACCGAGCCGATCAACGTGAACCCGCCGACCACCAGGCCGACGATCGAGGCCAGCCCGGAAAGCACAAAGCCGATCCCGGCGATCGCCCCGCCGAGCGTGATCAGCACCGCCCCCCCGGCGGCGATCGCCGCGCCGAGCTTGAACAGCCCCGAGACGAGGGCCTTGTTCTGCCGGATCCAGTTGCTCGCCGCAACGACGTGGCTCTTGATCGTGCCGAAGAGCCTCGTGAGCATCGGGGCCACCGCGGAGCCGACGACGAACACCACCGCCTTGAAGCTCCGCTCTACCCGGTTCCAGGCGTCGGTGAAATCGGCGGCCGCCTGCGCCTCCTCGCCGGAGACGGACAGCCCCAGCCGCCGGGCCTCCTGCCGTAGAGCAGCGATCCCGCCGGCGCCTTCTTTGAGTAGCGGCAAAATCCGGTCCACCGCCGTCCCAAAGGCCCGCTGCGCCAAGCCGGCCGCGGCCGCGTCGTCGCCGTAGGTCTTGATCGCCTCGGCCAGGGCCATGAAGCGATCCTCGGGGCGCATCCGCCGGAGCTTCTCGGCCGTTAACCCCAGGGCCTCCATCGCCGCAACCTGCTGGCCGCTTCCCAGCCCGGCGGTGATCCGCCCCAGCCGGCGGTTCATCCGCATCACGGCGTTGCCGACGTCGTCGAGGCTCGAGCCGGACTGCTCCGCGGCAAAGCCCAGCTCCGAGAGGGCCTCACTGGACATTCCGGTTCGCAGGCTCATCTTGTGGAGCTTGTCGCCGATGTCGGCGAAGCCAAAAGACAGGTTTTTCACCGCCCCCAAAAGCGGCGCGAGGATCCCCATCCCGGCGGCGAAGACGCCCAGGCCGATCCGCGAGACGTTCATCCCCCAGGCCCGGATCCGCCGGCCGGCGGAATCGAGCCCGCGCACCAAGCGGTTGTCGCGGGTCACCAGGTCGATGAAGGCCTTGCCGGCCAAAATGCCGCCTGCGGAGACCATAAGCTAGGGGCTCGGGGTTGGGGGTTTGCGGTTAGCGGTCGATATACATGGCTTTGAGGACGGTAATCGGCATCTTCGGCAGCTCCGGCTCCGGCAGCTCCGCGGCGAAGGGGTGGACGTCGCGGACGCTGATCGCGTCGGCCGCCTTGGCCACGTGCGCGTTGTGCACCTCGACGACTAGCCGGGCGGTGAGGTCCCAGTCGTGCCGCCGCCGGCCGCGGGCACTCCAGACGAGCTCCCGGGCGGTGAACCGCCAGGGCTCGACTCCGGCGATCCCGGCGAGCTCGAAGAGCATTCGCCAGCGGTCCGCAGCAGTTTGCGGAGTTCGCCGTCGAGGTCCGCCGCCTCGAGCCGCTCGTCGAGGATCGTCCGCCCCGTCTCCATCATCGCCTCGATCTTCTCGAGCCCCCGCCGCAGCCGTTGGCGGTCGCGGCGGTTCGGGGTAAAATCCGTGATCTCCGCCAGTAGCGCCTCCGTCGCCCGGTCGATCACCTCGCCGGCCATCGCCTCGCCGAACTCCACGTCAGAGACGCCCCGCTTTTCGGCCTCCGGCTGGCAGATCACGTAGAGGACGTCCACTAAAAGCACCGGGTCGGCGGCCAGCCGCACCAGGAGACTCCGCTCCGGCTCGCGCCCGTCGACCAGGTCCAACAGATCGACGGCCAGCTCGCTTTGGCGGAGCCGCTTGACGGTCGCCACGTTGACGGCCAGATGCCACTCCCGCCCCTCGTTGTCCTTAAAGCTGTGCATTTTTTGCTGAACGATTCCTCGCCAGTCCTTTTCTTGGGCGCTTCCGCGCCAGGGGTTTTGGTGGGCGATTACGTGCTCACCGTGACCCACTGCGGCTTGACGTCGGAGACGCCCGGCTTGCAGGTGATGTCGGCGACCACCAGGCCCTCGAGCGTCTCGGTCCGCTTGAACGAGAGCACCTCGAAGTCGGCCCAGAGGCCGCAACTGCCAACCGTGTCGCTCGCGCCGTCGAGGACCGCCAGGGCGATCTGCGTGTCGTTGAAAAATGCGTCGCGGAAGGCGTTGAAGGCCGAGCCCGACTCCCAGCGAATCTGGATCTCGACCGGCGCCTTCTTAAGCGCCGTCAAGACCTGCTCGAACGTCGAATCGCGGGCCGAGCCGTCGACCTCGGTCTTCTCCAGCCCGAGCGTCACGTCGCGGGTGATGTCGATCTCGGTGAGGTTCGCCGGGGCGCTGCCCGAGACGATCGTATCGGTCGATCCGTCCCAGCTCGCCCGGTCGCCGGTGGAGAGGTAGTAGAGTTTGCAGTCGAGTCCAACTTTGCCGCTCATCTTAAAAACTCCTCGCGGCGGCGGTCCCGCCGGCAAACGGTGTCGGTTATCGGACCATTCCGGCCCAGTGCCGCGGCAGCCGCGGCTTGATTTCCTCCAGGGCGGTACTCATGAAGGGCCGCCGCGGGTAGTGCGCCCCCTTGTAGCTGCCGCCGTGCTCGTGCGCCGCGGCCACGTCGCCGATTAGCTCGGCGGTCGGGCCGATCACGCACCGCTGGCCGATCTCGTCGACGTGGTAGAAGATCGCCCGCCGCAGGAGGCCCCCGTGCGTGAACGGGGCATGGCCCGGCGGGGCGTGCCGGCGGCGGTCTTTGCGCGAGCGGATCAGCTTCCGCGCCGCCTTGCGGATCGCCCCGCCGGCGTGCCCCAGCGAGCGGATATTGCCCTTCCGGGCCCGCCGCTTGACGCGCCGCGTGTGGTCCTCGAAATGGACGCGGAGTCCGAGCATCAGTCGATCGTCCGAAAGGTCAGTTTCACGAGCCCCCAAAACAGCCGCCCCGCCTCCATCTCTTCGGGGACGTAGCCGGCCGGGGCGGCCGGGTAGGCCTCGGCCTTCACCAGCCGCGCCGTCCCGGCGGTGTAGGTCGCGAGCGACTCCTGCTGCTCGTAGCGGTCGACGATCTCGTCCAAAAGCGCCATCAGCGGGTCGACCGCCGCGTTGTCCGAGGGGTCGAGCTTCTTGACGACCGCCACGTCGACGCCCCAGTCGCGGATCCGCACGCGGCCCCGGTCGGCCAGGTCGCTCGACCAGCCGGCCGGCACGACGACGACGCGGAGCGTCTGCAGGTCGCCCGGGCCGTAGCGGGGCAGGTACTCCCGCGTGGCCGTGAAACTCTGCGAGAAGCTCTCGGCGTTCAAGTCGGCCTTGACGGCCTCGGCGATGGCGACGCCGACGTGGGCCATGAGGGAGCCAGGGGGTTAGCGGGTCTTGATTTGCTTGGTGTGCACTCGCAGCCGGCGGCGGTCGGCGCTGGTCCAGTCGTAGTGGCGATCGCCCGCAGCGGGGATCATTACCTCGTAGACGTAGATCACCGAGCCGTCGAGTTCCTCGATCAGGTCGCCCTCCTCCGGCAGCGTCCGGCCGTGGCCGGTGAGGACCAGGTCGTCGTAGTCGATAAACCAGTCCCGCCACTCGGTGCCCAGCCGGATCACCTCGCCGCCGACGTTCAACTGACAGCGGCCCTTGTGCGCCGTCACCGAGGCCGAAGCGGTGCCCCGCTTGTAGGTGACGTCGGTCGCCGCGTGCTCGTTGAACTGCGCGCCGAGCCACTCGCCGGCGGTTTTTAACAGGTTGGCCATCGCGGGGGTCGGGGGCTAGGGGTTCGGGGCTGGGGGTGACGGGGGGCGAGTCACCCCGTCACCCACTCGCCCCGTCACGTTCGCTCAGGTCACGTCGGCGATGCCGTTGATCTTGACGCTCGAGGCGCTCGCCGCGGCGGCCCAGTAGACGACCGTCCCGACGGTCAGCGCCGTTCCGGTGCCCGTCTCCTTCGGGAAGATGAACACGGCCAGGGGGCCGACGATCAGCAGGTTGCCCAGCACGCTGGCGGCGATGTCCCGCGGCGCCACGGCGATCAGGTCGCCCTGCACGACGACGTCGCCGGCCGTGACGGCCGCGCCCGGCGTGTAGGCCAGCGGCAGGGCCTCGCCGCGGTCGAGTCTTACGCTTGGAGTTGCCATCGAAAATTGCTCCTCGGTTTGGTTTTGCTGGAGGTGGACGGGCCGGGGGCGACGGTCACCCCGTCACCCCGTCAGCTTGTCACGGTCACGCGGCGCCCTTCATTTTGACGCCGCCCTCCTCGTCGGCCAGCGCGACGCCGAAGTCGAGGTAGCCGCGGTAGAGCACGCCCAAGACGTTGAAGTCGGCCTCGGCGCTTTCGACGACGGGGCGCTGCTGGCCGTTGAGAAACACCAGCTCGATCACCGCCACGTCGCGGGGATCGGCCAGCAGATACCAGGCCGTCGTCGAGTAGCCGGTGTAGGCCGTGTTGCTTAGGTACGCCGAGACGACCGGCTCATAGCGCCCGGCGTAGATGTTCTTCGCGGCGTTCTTGCCGGTCGAGTCGCCCACGAGGTTGGTGCTCTTGTACAACTCCCAGGCGGTCTCCTCGACCTCCGGCGGGCAGAGCACCAGCCGCGGGTTCACGCCGATCGGGTCGCCGTCGGCGTCGGTCATCTTGCGGAAGGTCTCCACGGCCTTCTTGAGCCCGGCGCTGGATAGCGCGTAGGCCGCCCCGGCGACGTAGTTGGAGTTGTTGGCGTGGAAAAAGTTGCCGGTGTTGGCCAACAGCGCCGTCCAGAAGACCTTGTTGATCTTCAGCGCCGCCCCGCGGCCGAGCTTCCGGGGCACGGCAGAGAGGGCCCCCAGGTCGTCGTTGATCAGGTCGCGGCGGTCGATGCCCATCATCCGGGCGTAGGTGTCGGCGCTGATCGTGTAGCTGTCCTCGTCGGCGGTGGCGTGCTGGATCTCCCCGTTCGGCCCCAGCTTCTCGTAGCTGAAATCGCCAGTAAGGCGGTAGTGGGTGTGGGTGTGGAAGTTGCCGACGCTGCCGATCCGGGCGATCCGCCGCCAGGTCGACTCGACGTAGTAGAAGGCCTCCAAGAGAAACTTGTTGGCCGTCGCCCCGAGGATCCCCGAGAGCGAGAAGCCGGTCCACTCGCCGGCCGCCTCGATCGGCCGCTCCGGCATCGCGTAGCGGAGCACCTCGCGGACGTTGCCGTTGGTGATCCGCTGCCGGCCGCGGTAGCCGTTCCGGGCGGCGGCCAAGAGGAATAGCTCCTGCAAGCCCAGCTCGCGGTGAAAGCGGCGGTCGGCCGCCTCGAGGGTCTTCTCGTCGAACTCCTTTTCGACCGCCTCCAGGCCGAGCGTCTGGCACGCAGCCGCTTCGACGACCCGCTCGGAGAGCTCGCCCGGGTCCTGGGCGTGCACCGCCGGGCCGGTCGGCCGGGCGGAGCGCATCAGCTCCAGCTCTAGCTTGTCCTCGCTCCAGCCCTCCTCGATCGCGGAGGCCTGGATCGTGGCCAGCTTCTTCGGCTCGATCCGCCCGGAGTAGGCGGCGGCCGCCGCCTGCACGTCGCTCGCCCGGCGGGTCTCCGCGGCCAGCCGCCGGCGGTAGTCGGCCAGGTCGCCCTCGAGCGGCACGCTGCCGCCGTCGCCGGCAGCCTCCACGGGAAGCGGTGGCGGCGTGTTTTTCGGCGCGCTGCGGCCCGAGGGGGGCGCGCTACGTTCCACGTCGCCGTCGCCGGGGTCGGCCTGCTCGGCCTTCCATTGGGCCTCCAGCGGGGCAAGCTGCTCGTCGCTGAGCTCGTCGGGGGAAAAGCCCTTCGCCTCGAGCCACTTTCTCAGTTCCGGGTCCATGTTCTCGGTCCTCCGGGGTTGGGAAGCCGCCACCGCCGCACGGGTGCGGCCGTCGGCGGCGATCGGGACAAAACTGATTTCCTTGAGTTCCGCGGCGCGGATGATCACCACCGGGCCCTTGAAGACCCGGCCGTTGGCCTTGGCCGTGGCGCCGCGGTCGACGTACTCGGCCTTTTGGGGCTCCGCGCCGATCGAGGCCCGCCAGGGAAACCCGCGGCGGGCCGAGACGCGCACCTCTTCGGCGGCCACCCCGCCGCCGGAAACGACCCCCGCCATCTTCACCCGCTGCGCGGTGATCTCCGGCGTGCCGTGGCCGACGATCGCCCGGCGGTCGTGGGCCAACAGCGCCGGGATCTCCTCGCCGGCGGCGCGGAGGCCGGTTAGGTCGACCACCACCGGGTCGAACCAGCCGCTTAGCTTCATCGGGCCGCCGGTGTAGGCGACCATCGAAAACGGCTTGGCCTCGTCCTCGCCGCCGTCGCCGTCGGCCGCGGCGATCCACTCCACGGGGACCGCCTCGCAGTGGATCGGCCCCTCGGGGGCACGACCGGCGGCGCGGATCGCTGCGAGCCGCCCGCCTCGCTTCGGGGGCTTCTTACGCCGTCGCCTTAGCATCGTTGGGCTCCTCGTTGTCGGTCTGGTCGGACTGGCCGGCCTGGTCGGTCTGGTCGCTGTTTGGCCGCGGATCACCTCCAGACGGGTTCTCAGCAGATCCCCCCCCGCCGCCGAGCAGCTTCGCGGCCAGCCGCTTGCGGTACTCGGCCACGGGGATTCCCAGCGCGCGGGCCGCCTGCTTCTGATCCTCTTCCCAGTCCCGGCCCTCTTCCTGATAGATCGCCGGGATCGAGGTTTGGCCGCTCTCAAGCCGCGTCTTCCGCGCGGTGGCCGCCTTGCCCGGGTCGATGTCGTCCTGCACCTTGTCCCAGTAGACCACCAGCACCCACTCGGCCGGCGGCCGGGCGGCCAGCGCGGCGCGCACTTGCTCGGGCATCGCGTACTTCGCCTCGGCAAACCAGCTCCAGAAAAGCCGCTCGACCTCCGGGTTCCAGTCGGTCGACCGCTCGACCTCCACCGCCCGCTTGATCCCCAACCGGGTGAGCTTGCCAGAAGCGAAGTTTTCTTGGGAACTATCCTGCGCGCCCATCGCGTAGGGCAGCATCACGCAGGCGAAGGCCTCCGCCAACGTGATCCGCACGAACTCGCTGTGCGTGGTGCTCGGCTGCTCCGGCTTGAACTGGTAGGGCTCGGTCCCCTCCGGCAACACCGTGACCGTGTTGCGCTCGATATCGAAGGTGTCGAAGGTCTCGTAGGCGGCCGGCTCGGTGTCCGTGTCGCCGCTGGGCCCGAAATTGGTGGCAGCCGATTCCGGCGTCGCCGTCTTCAAGAGCACCGTCAGCTCGGCGGCCGTCTCGGCCGATTGGACCACCGCCAGCGTGTAGCGCCGCAACTTCGAGAACAGCGGCAGGGCGGCGGTTAGCTCCGGGATCCCCCGGTGCTGCCC